AAATCCCCCTTCTTAATTCTACCCAGGAGAAAAGCATCATGGACAAGACCCCCGAACAGTTCGCCGAAGAAAAACGCGCTGCCGAAGAAAAGGCGCGCACCGAGGCACGCGCTGCTGAACAAAAGCGCACCAATGAAATCCTCACCGTCGGCGCAGATCATGCCGACATCGGCGGCAATGAAATGGCGCGCGAGGCCATTGCCAATGGCGACAGCATCGACGGCTTTCAGAAAAAGCTGCTTGACGCCAAGCGCGACGCCGCCGCTGGCAAGCCGCTCAAGTACGGCCAAGCCGCCCGCGTCAAAGACAACCTCGCCGATGACCCGAAGCTCGGCTATCGCAACCTCGGCGAATTCTGCGGGGACGTGCTGCGTGCGGCATTGGGCAAGGGCGAGAGCGAGCGCATGACGCGCGCAGCGTCCGTGTTCGGCAATACCGACAGCGGCCCCGATGGTGGTGCAGCTATTCCGCCCGCATTCGCCACTGAAATTTCGAGCATCGCCTACGGGCAGGAATCACTGCTCGGCCTGTGCGACACCATGCCGCTGTCTGGCAACACGATGACTTTTCCAAAGGATGAGACAACGCCCTGGGGCGGCAGTGGCATTACCGCTGCATGGGAGGGAGAAGGCGATCAAAGCACGCCGAAGAAACCCGCCATTGGCGACTCAACGCTCAAGCTGCGCAAGCTCAAGGTGCTGGTTGCCGCGAGTGACGAACTGCTCAACGACGCCGCTGGCATGTCGAGCTACATCTCGCGCAAGATGGGCGAAGCGGTGGATTGGAAGATCAACGACGCCATCATCAACGGCACAGGCGCAGGCCAGCCGCTCGGCGTCATGGTTGCCGCATCGACGGTATCGCAAGCCAAGGAAACCTCGCAAACCGCTGTCACTATCAATGCCGCCAACATCGGCAAGATGTACGGTCGCTGCCTGAAAGGCCCCGGCGCACGGTTGGCGTGGATAGTCCATCCCGATGCGATCAACCAGATCATGCTACTCACCATTGGTGACCAGCCGATCTGGACGCCGCCTCAGTCGGGCATGAAAGAAGCGCCTAACGGCTTCTTGCTTGGCCGTCCGATCATCGAGTCGGATGCCTGCCAGACACTTGGCACGGTGGGCGACATCATCCTTGGCAACTTCGCCGGATACCGCGCCATCACCAAGGCGGCAGGTGCAGAGTTCGCCACGTCGATGCACCTGTGGTTTGACCAAGACCTGCAAGCCTTCCGGCTCGTGGTTCGGCTCGACGGTCAGCCCGCACTGTCGGCGGCTGTGTCGGCCAAGAACGGTAGCTCAACTCGCAGCCATTTCGTCACTCTGGCGACCCGCGCTTAACCCTTTAACCGATAAGGACTCGACATCATGAAACTAACTGACATTGCAAAATTTGTGCAGGGTTCGCCGATCATCGGCGCGCTGGCCACCACGAACGGCGACTGCGACTACGTGAGCATGAAGGGCTACAGTCATTGCACCATCTACATTACTGTGGATAATGCAACCACCGTCACCGGCGGCGCTGTCACGCTCAAGCAGGCCACTGCGGTAGCAGGCACTGGCGAGAAGGCGCTGGCCTTTGCCAAGATGTACGCCAACATCGACACCGGCGCAAGTGACACGCTGGTAGAGACTGCGGTTACCAGCAACACCTTCACCACCGATACCACGGACAACAAGAACTTGATGTACGTGATCGAAGTGGACGCCGGTGATCTGGATGTCGCCGGTGGTTTTGACTGCGTGCGCGTCGATGTGCTGTCAATGGCAAGCGCTGTCGGTCAGGTGAGCTACATCCTGAGCGGCGCACGCTATGCAAGCCCGCTGGCGATTGCTGCGATCACTGACTGATAATGGGTACTCCCTTCGCCGCCATCGAGACCGCCACGGCTGCAAGTGCTGTGGCGGCGCTCGCCAACGCCACGGCTACGATTGGCGCGGCGCAGGTGGAGGGGATTTTCGACGCCGACTATGTCTCGACATTTGGCATGGACGGCAGTTCGCCCGCTTTTCAGTGCCAGACGGCAGATGTCGCCACCGTTATTCGCGGCACGGCTATTACGATCAATGCCGTGAATTACAAGGCCGTGCGCAAAGAACCTGACGGCACAGGCTGGACTACCGTTATTCTGGAGCTGGCGGCATGAGTCACGCCCGCACCCAGATTCGCGCGGCGCTGGTATCCAGACTCACAGGTTTGGCTACAACCGGCGCGCGTGTTTTCGCACACCGTTATCATGACTTTGCCGACAACGAATTGCCCGGCCTGCGCGTGTTTCCTGAAGACGAGACCGTGCTTGACCCGTTCGCCATGCACCGCAGCGCGCGTCAGTTTTCGCTGACGGTCGAATGTTGCGCCAAGCATCTGACCACCGTCGAAGACACGCTCGACCAGATTGCGCTTGAAGTTGAAACCGCTGTCGCCACTGACCAAACGCTCGGCAACCTGGTGCGCGGTGGCTGCAAGTACAACGGCCTCGGTGAGTTTCGCGTCGACGATGGTGCTGAAAAGCCGGTCGGTGTCTGGCCGATGCGCTTCGTGGTTGACTACGATGTGAATCCTGCTGCTCCACAAACTCTTCTTTAGGTGATGCCATGACCATTCAAAAAGACAAACAACGCTACGACGAAAAAACTCATCAATGGCTGGACGCAGAACCCGCCAAGCCGCAAGCAGACGAGGTAGCGCCTGCCGTCGAAAAGCCTGCCAATCAACCGAAAACCAAGGAGTAAGCCATGTCCCGCTATGCGATGAACGATGTAATTCAGGTGCAGAAAGAAGTCACCTACGGCACCGATCCTGGCACATGGCTCGCCACCCATGCCGTGCTGGTATCCAACGTGCAAGCGGCTCCGCTGGTGTCGCAAAACGTGCCGCGCAACATCCTGCGAAACTATTTCGGCGCAAGCGGCGAACTGGTTGGCAGCGCCTACAAAACGCTCAGCTTCGCTGTTGAGTATCAGCACAGCGGCACCGCTGGCACGGCCGCCGCGTGGGACGTGTTGTTGCAGATGTGTAACTTCGCCGCCGGCTCGGCACTCACTACACCTGCCCGCGTAGAGCATGCGCTCAGCGCTGCGTCTGCGCAGGCATCCGGCACGCTGCGGTACTTCGACGACGGCGCGCTGCACCTGCTGCTCGGCGCGAAGGGCACGTTCACCATTGATGCAACGGTAGGCGCGCGTCCTGTGTTCAACTTCACCTTCACCGGACTGGATGGAGACGATACCGCCACCGCAACGCCATCAACTGATTACAGCGCCTACAAGGCTCCGCTGGCCGTGACAGATACCAATACCGGCGCACTGACGCTTGGCTGCACCTATGCCACTGGCGCGCTGTCATCGGGTACTGAATACGTGAGCGGCGGACTGACCTTTGACCTCGGCAACCAGGTGCAATTCATTGACCTGCTCGGCACGTCATCGCTACCCGGACAGAAAGTGGAGATCACCGGACGCGAGTCAAGCGGCCATATAGCGCTTGAACTCACCGCCGCCAATGTTGCCACCTTCATGGATTCAGTCCGTGCGAACACCTTGCAGTCGCTTGGCCTCGTGCATGGCGTGACGGCTGGCCTCAAGCTGCTCATGTTCATGCCAAGCATCCAGTTGGTCAACCCGACCCTCGGCGAAGTCAGCGGCCGACGCATGAACGAGTTCGACTTCCGCGCGCTGACCTCGGCGACTACAGGGCTGGATGAATTCAAGCTGGTGGGCATCTGATATGTTCAAACTGACACCCGACGCCACGTTTCCGGCCACCGTGCAGATTCCGAACGGCGACGCACCGCTCCCGCTCAAGGTAGTTTTCAAGCGCAAGAGCAAGACCGACCTGACAGAATTTACTGTTCGCGCGGCGACGCTTGATGACCTCGAACTCTGCTCTGAAATTCTCAGCGGATGGGAGGATGTCGAAGAAGGCTACAGCCGCGACGCGCTTGAAAAGCTGCTCACTGCCTACAGCGGAGCCGCGCTGGCGATCTATATGCGCTATCTGGATTCTCATGCAAGGGCCGAGCGAAAAAACTAGAAGCGGTGGCGCTGGCATGGGTCAAAGGCCCGCCGCCGTCACCGCCAAAGCCGCCGTCATCGGAGAGGCTGGCCGCGTTCGGGCTGAAATGGGACGGCGATGATGTTGACGATGATGCACCGGATTGGCATATCGACGTGTGGCCTGAAAACCTCACGGCGGCGCGTGTCTTTTTTGCCATGGGCACGCAGTGGCGGATAAGCAGCGGCATGGGCGGCGCAGTCTGGCATGGCCTGGATTTTAACGTGTTGCCGATTGTCGAAGCCAGGCTTGGCGTGAAGTCAGACGAACAGCAGGATTTATTCATCCGCCTGCAAACTATGCAGTCGGCTGCGCGTAGCGAATTGAACAGGACAAAGTAATGGCCGCAAACAAAACAGAGTTGATTATCAGCGCCACCGATCAAACGGCGGGCGCATTCAATTCTGTTCGCAGCAGCATCGGCGGCGTGCAAAGCGCTGTCGCCGCGCTTGGTGTCACGCTATCGGCTGGCGCGTTCACCGCTTTCGTCAAGCAAAGTCTCGACGCCGCCGATGCGATGAATGACATGGCGCAAAAGACGGGCGTCAGCATCAAGCAGTTGGCAAGTTATAAACTGGCCGCAGAACAAAGCGGTGCGAGTATTGAGTCCGTCGCCAGAGGTATCAAGGCGTTTTCTACTTTCGCCACCGAAAACAGTGACACACTGAAAAAGCTCGGCATCGAGACCAAGGATGCTGACAAGGCGATGCGTCAGATGGCCGATGTGGTCGCGGCCATGCCGGACGGCATGCAGAAGAATGCCTTGATGACCAAGCTATTTGGCAAGGCCGGACAAGAGTTGATCCCGATGCTGAACCAAGGTAGCGAAGGACTCAGGCTCGCCACTGAAAAGTCCGCCGCCTATGCCGCGCAAATGGAGCGCCTCGCGCCGCTGGCCGATCAGTTTAACGACAACATGTCAGAGATCAAGATGTCGGCCAGTGCGGCAGGCATGTCGATGGTCAACGTCA